CCCCACCGCTTCCACGCATTTTCGATGATGGTGTTTCCAGCCGCATCAAGACTGCCGTCATCGTTGCGCGCCTTGACTTGCAAGTGGAAACCGTGATCACCGACAACATTGGTTTTCAGCAGATTCACATAGCGCCGCGCAAATTCATTGTCGCGCACCAGTTCGCGGCTTCGATTCCGCATGACTTCCAGCGTGAAACGCAACTCACTGTCGGCGCTGTTGCCCGATTGTGTGAAGTCGCCAAACAGTCGACCGGCACGCGCCGCTGCATAGCTGCGTTTTTTCAAAGGCTTTACGGTCTCTTCATCGCGCTTCAGAAAGTCAAACAAGCCCATCTCTAAAACCTCACTTTGATCGTGCCGCCGTGGGCGCGACCATTGCGAACGTGATCCTCCCTATGTTCAAACGCCACTTCGCGTCGATAATGATCACGCCATTGCACCAGTTCATCCGGCGGGATTTTGGAAAGGGATCGACCGTTGATAGAATAAGACAGAACGTCAGCGTCAGCACGTCCTTGCAAAACCGTTTCAATCTTGTCCAGCATGATGTGGGCGTGGCTTCGCGGGTCAACATTGTTATCCAGATCGGTGATGATATGCCACGATCCGGTTTGTGTGACGATGCGCTCACTATCGCTGCTGCGCGTGATTTCTAACTGCCAATGGTGATCACCGATATCAAATGACGCACTGGCTGTGCTGGTGATTGTGAATAAATAATCGTTGCCATCAGCCGTGCCGGTGACTTGAAACTCATGCGTGCCGCCGCCAGAGGTTAGGCGGCTGACATATTTGACGGCATATGCGGTTGATGGATAATCGCTGCCAAGGTTCTTTTTGCGCCACGTTACGCGATCACCGACAACAATCTGGTCAGGTTCTATCGTTGGCGCATTATCGGTGTCGAACAAATTAGCCATTAGCGCCACCCATTAACAAAATCGCCGCGCCTTTGTGGGCGGCGCAGCGGTGTATTTTTCGGCACGTCTTCATCTTGCCGAACCGATTGCGATGCACGATCTGCCAGTGTGTCGAGGTTTAGGTTTAGTATAGCCAATGCCCCCGTCGCATAAACCCGGCAGTCTAATGCCTCATTACGGGTCCGCGTCTTGATAAACTCCCGGCGCGGGAACCCTTTGTGGAATTTTGTCACGATCTTTTCCGACGCGGCAAGCTGCTTGAAATACTCATCAGGCCGGTCGTTGGGAAAGTGGCAGAACCCCGGACCTTCTGATTGTATCTGAAGTCGGGAGAAAATTAAAGATTTGATATTGTCAACGCCCAGCGTAAACAATCTGATCTTCCCGATGTTGTTTCTGGATGGCCTCGACACTATCGGGCGACTTTCGCCAGCCATACCTTTGATCGCAAAAACGCGCTTGCCTTCACGCGGTCGCACAAAGTCATAAACAGCTTTTGTATAGTGACCGCCAGAGTCGATGCAGGCTGATCTGATTTGCAGCACGCGCCCGTCTTCGGTGTCCCACTTTTGCGCCAGATGCGCGTCTAAATCCTGCCATAGTTGCGGCGTCGATGGATCGCCATACAGCGTGCGATAGTCCAGCGACCAGCTTTCTTCTGATCGGCCCCAGCCCACAATCTCGACTTCGATCCGGTCGTCCTGCACGTCGATGCCAGCGGTCACGACGACAACGCCGCTATCGACGCGCGGCCCAAATTCTTCGGCGCGTTGTGCAACGTCGTAATCGTCAACGGTTTCGCCTTCGTCTTCAAAGCATTCTGCAAGCGTAGTATTCACAAAAACGCGCAGGGTATCTGGCAGCGCTTTGGCGTTTAGAAAATCCTGCGCTATATCGCCCAGCGGCGTCCAAGGCGAATACAGGCCGGACAAATGGAACCCGGCGGTCCCGTTGAATGGCTCCGCTGCAATCCATTCACCGCCTTTGATCGCGCGGTATCGCTTGGCATCATCCCACGCGCAGCCGCATTCCTCGCAAATATATTCAGCCGTCTCCGGGCTGTCTTTTGTCCAGTGTACGTTTGACCATTTCAGCGTCTGGCTATGGCCGCAATCAGGGCAAGGCACATGATAATATCGTTGGTCGCTTTGGCTGAAAGCCGTTTCAATACGCGATGCGCCTTTGTTTGTTGGCGTGGAAACCATCACGATTTTGCGGTTGTGCGTAAATGTTTTTGTCCGGGCGATGCCCAAATTGATCGGGTCGCCCTCTGATCCGGCGCTTGGCGGATATCTATCCACCTCATCAAAGAAAACAGAACGCACCGGGCGCGATGCAAGACCGGCGGCACTGTTTGCACCAACGATGGCCAGATATCCACCGGGAAATGATTTCTGATATAGCGTGTTACCGCTATCACGCGACCGGGCATCTGCCACCTTGCCCTTTAGGGCTGGCGTATCACGCAGCATCGGTGCCAGCCGGTCATTCGACCACATCTTCGCCATTTCCAGCGTCGGCTGCACGATCAGCATCGGCGACGGGCTTTGATCGATGAAATATCCGACCGCGTTGTTGATGATTTCTGTCTTGCCGATCTGCGCCCCGGTCATAAATACCACGCGCTCAACGGTCGGATCGGATATGGCCTGCATCATCCCGCGCTGATACGGCGCACGATCTGTCGACCAGAAGCCCGGTTCTGCCGATGCCTCTGGTGACAGTCTGCGATAAAGATCAGCCCATTCGTCAATCGACAGATTTGGAGGTGGCTGCATTGCCGCCAGAATTTTCTGGCTGATCTTCGCCACTGTCGGATGACCGGATAGGGTTAACGACTTTGACTTTGACATCTGCTATTTCCTGCAACGAATCAAAAATGTGATCCTTCAATATGCTTTTCACTTCGACCAGCTTTTCGGCGGCGTAGACTTCCGGCGCAACGCGCTGTGGAAACGCCAGCAGCTTCTGGCGCATATTCTGCGCCACTTCCATCCACGCCGCCTCTACATCTGCGGACGGGATAAGCTGCTCTTCGATCTGCGCTTTTTCCATCTCAGCCATATCGGCTTTGACTTTGGTCAGCCGCGTGCGGTGCGTGTTGTAATCGTCGCCGCTAACGTCAGCACGCAGACCGCGCTCCCGCAGATACTTAATATAACCGCGCACCACCGGCACAAGTTCATATCTGCCACGCTCTTTGCGCGGTATCACGCCCTCATTCACCAGTTGCGTCACACGCTGCGGCGTTAAATCCAGCAGCTTTGAGATGGTATCCAGCGGAAAGGTTTGATCAGACATCGACTTGTCCTATTGGAGCGTGCGGGTCAGTGCTGCCCTGCCGCTGTGCTGACTGGTCGTCAGCCATCGCCTGCTTCGCACGCTTTGGGTATGGTTTAGATAAATGAACTATTTGTTTCCTTGTTTTTTTGTCCAGTGGCATCAAATACCTATGCTTCCCCGGAACATCCACAACATGAGCGGATTTATCTATTCGCCTAGCTCCCTCTATATTTTGGGTTAAGCCCTTTGCTCCGATAGAACGTGGATGCGTCAGCTTGCCGTTGATCATATAAAATTTTGCTGGCTGGCCTTGACCGGCATATACCCAATTACCCGCTTGATAGATGCCGCCGTGATGCCCCTGCGATTGATCAGCGAAAGAAACAACAAGCTTTATATTCGGGTTTGTTTTTTTCAAAAACTTCAATGCAACAGACACAATTTTAGAAACTGGCGTTTCATGTTCGCGCATAGCGATGCGAACCAGCTCCACACATTCAGTTTGTGTCATGCTATATGGCTTGCCGAGGTTTGGAGTAGCGCCGCGACCAAACAAAACGACGCCCGTAAATTTTTCGCATTCCCATATCCCGATTTTTACCAACTTACCAACAGGGACACATTTACTATAATGCCAGTTTTCGCAAGCGAACTTCGCAGCTTTATGCGTTGCAAAATCAATTTTGATTGCCGATGCGTTCATTTGCCCCTCGCATCAAATTCTTTTTTGCAATGGGGACATTTTATTATCTTAGGATCAAGTTGATCAAGTTGCCCTTGATCAGATTCATCTCCCGCATCAAAATTTACGTCGCCCAACAAAAACGATATTTCATCATCAGAAAAACCTGTTTTGGTAATGTCAAAATTTAGTTCGTTTATCTCGCCCAACTCAAGCGCCAGCATCTCCTCGTCCCAGCCAGCATTTAGGGCCAGCTTGTTGTCAGCGATCACATATGCCTTTTTCTGCGCGTCGGTTAAATGCGTCAAACGCAGGCACGGCACCTCTTTCATATTTAGCCGCTGCGCCGCCATCGTTCTGCCGTGGCCAGCAATGATCAACCCATCAGCATCGATCAGGACCGGGTTGGTGAACCCAAACTCTTTGATTGACCCGCAAATCTGCGCGATTTGCTCGTCAGAATGCGTGCGTGAGTTGCGTGCATACGGTATCAATTCTGCCGTTTCAACATACTCAATTTGCTGCTTCACCTTAAAACCTCTCTAAAATTAAAGGGACTCCCCCGCCCCTGTCGCTAGGAAAGTGTCGGGGTCGCGCGTTACCCGCTGGGCTTGCCTGTAGGTAGGACCCGTCATCGCCGCGCAGTGCGCTTGGCCTGTGCAAAGCGCTTATTGAACGCCGGACGAAAGGCTGACCGGGCAGAGCTTCTCGCGTCTTCATAGAACGGAAATCGTTTGCGAACAAAGACACTTGGCTCAAGGATGTACAGAACCCGCTGCCGCTTGTTCTTACCACGTCCCACATTCTCAGCGATAACTTGCTGGCCACCGCGCAGCTTTGTCTTGAACCCTTTGGCGTTCAGCAGATTGCGCGGCTGCTTTGCTTTCGACACGCGCCCACTGACCAGCCTTT